GCTGTCCCCTGTGTCGCGGGGATTGCGGCAATATTGCCGGTCGCTGCTGACGCGCCAATCAGCGTATCAAACAGCCTGCGGTTATCAGTGCTTTTCATCAGGAAGCCGCCTCAATGGAATAGGAAACGCCCACACCCGCCGGGCGCGGCAGCACGCCGCTATTCTGGATGATGCTCACCTGAACATCCGTGGGCACGAACCTGAAAACATAGGTCATGGTCATGTCGCCATTGTCCCTGACATACGCATCGCCCTGCCCGGCAAACAGCGTGATCAAAATCATGTTGAGAGAAAGGATGGAGCCATCCGAGATATTGGCGAGCGCGCGGGCATAAATAAGCTGGCGGTACCCGTCATCCGACAGGCGGTAATTGCTGGTGGCATCCTTGCCGCTATACCAGGGAGCCTGGCTGAAGCCTTCTTCCGTCAGGTCGTTGGCCTCGCGCCAGCCGAGATAATCGACCGAAGCAATGCTCAGAACCCGCGAAACCCCGACAATGCGGCCCCATACGTCCAGCCCGTATCCCTGCGCGGTCTTCACGTTCCATACAAGGGCGTACCACTGGTCTATCAGGGTTGCAGGGTCGAGCGCCTGATTCCACGCATCAATAATGCTGCATAGCGCCGGGCTGTTCGCGTATTGCGACAGAATGGTTTGCTGGATGTTGTCCATCAGGCAACCGTCACTGTAATGGCGGCCGTATCGAGCGTGGGAATCTGGTCGATATTGAGCGCCGCCGTAAACCCGGTTGGAGAAACCGCCGTGCCGACCGTGATTTCCACGATCTTCGCCCATGCGCCCAATGCCGCCACGGCCGCGTAATAGGCGCTGGCATAGACCGTGCCGCCGATAATGCCGGCATCGCCGCCATCCGCTTCGAACGCCGCGAGAACGGCCGCCTGAATCTGCGTGGCTGCCGTGGAGGGCACAGACGCGCCCGCCCTGATCGTCACGCCGAAATACAGCGGTGTGGCCGCAGCGCGCGTGAATGACACCGCGTATGTGGGCGCGGTCCGATAGGCGCTATTGGGGTCTGTCACCGTAACCGTCGTGGTGCCGGTATAGGCGCAGCCCGGTGGTTTTTTGGACAGGATCGCCACCGCCACCGCCTCATCCGCGCCACCGCTGACGCAGACATACAAGCTATGCGCCGCCAGACTGACGCCGCCCCTGGTCACGGCAGCGGCAGTGCCGTTATCGGCCACATACACCGCCACAACCCCCGCCACCGCGCTGACCGCCCCGGCAATGGCGTTGAGCGAGCCCACGCTGTTGCCCGCGACCGACGCCGCCCTGCGCGCCTCGAATGCGGCCCGGCCCTCCTCGTCCGAGCCCGTCACCCCCGCCGCCGGGTTGGTGACGGATGTAAGGCCGGTCACGGACTGATACAGGCTGATGCTGTTGGCTGCGCAGTCAACGGCCCCCGGCGTGGTGCAGGAAAACGTGCCCATGCCGGTGCCGGTCGCATCAAGCGTGACGGCGCCATCCGCCGCGTAGGTGTAGCCCCCGGCATCCTGCACCAGCGTTCCTGCAGGCACCACAACGCCCACCGCCCCCGTGCAGACCCCCGTGACAACCGTGGACATAGCGCCCTTGCGGCTCATGAAATAGATATTACCAATAGCATCCTGCAACCGACCGAAGGCGCGCTCCGGGTCAACGCCGTTGAGGATGGCCAGGAACTGATCATACGCATCGCCCAGCGCTGCGGTGAAGGACATGGCCAACTGGCCCTGCGGGGTGGACAGATCGGTATTGAGGTTGCCGCCCATAGCCGCGTTAAGGTCAGCCAAGGCGCCGGCGAGAATGTCGCTCTCAGCCGGGGCCACAAACCCCGCATCCGTAAAAGAAGGGGCGGGAACCGATGTGGTTCCTGTACTGCTAGAATCCGGCACTCTGCGTTATTCCATCGGTTGTGGTGACGAGAATGGCTCCTGAGAGCCTGCGATCCACCCCAAGGGCGGTAATGATACATCGGGCCGAGGCAACACCGGGCACGGCCTGTGCAACCGCCTCCGCCTGCGCGCGGAAAACCGATGCGGATTGTGAAATACCCAGAATATTCTGCCTGTACGGCAAACCAGCGCCGGTATTGTACCAGCACTCACCCGCAAAGACCCGGACAGCGCAGGACACATCCTGCACGACAGCATAAGACGCTGTGGCAAGAGCGAGATTGCCACCTGAATCCAGCACCAGATCCCAGGTGGACCTGTCCAGAAGGAGCGTTGACATGGTATGGATTGTCTCCCCAACGCCCAAGGCGTTGCGTTTTATCTAGGCTCAGGCCCCATTGATTTGAGGTAGGAAATCTCGTTCAGGCTCCGCGAGGAGACTAGAGGCGAGTGACCTGTATTGGCTGACGGATGAGCAGATAGCGCGTTTTCAACCATTTTTCCCGAAGAGCCACGCGAAGCCTCGAGTAGATGATCGCTGCGTATTGAGCGGGATCATCTTCGGCAACCGAAATGGCTTGCGCTGGATGGACATCCCAGGGCCTGTTAGCTCTTGAAATTCTTCCTGTATTTTATGGATGGAAGAAGAAGACAAAAACAGGCACTTTTACAGACAAAGACATGGGCGGTCTGGGAACCTCTGAGCCCGTCTCAAGGAGCGGCGTGCTGTCGCCGCCAGATACGAGAAAACCGCAGCGTCGTTCCTGAACGTCAGCCACATCGCTACAGCGGCAGACTGGATCACGCGCTAACAGGCCCTGGAATCACTCTAAGCGTTTAGAAATAAGAAAAGTTGTAACATCAGACATGGAACATTCTTCATAAGAAGATTCACTTGACGTTATAACTTCAAATACACGCCGCCCATCTTTAGAAAAATAAGTAATATCGTATATTTCTTTAAAAAGACCCTTTGGTAGCGCTTGGTAAGCCAAAAGTACGGCCTTTGTTTTGGCTTCATTTACTTGAGTTGGATCGGTAATTCCTGCGTTCTTCATGCTCATAAGAGCCATAGTTTTTGGCCAATGCGCACAAGCCGGTGGAGATTGAGCATAAGAGAAATCTGTGAATACGAAAGAAGGAAAGAATATGAAAGAAGAAAATAAGTATAAATATTTCATCTTAACACCGTTATAATATGATCGTTGCTATTCGATATCTGCTGCCGCGGAGGACATTTTACGATAATGCATCCATTTGATGCTTGTCCAGAATGAGCCGCGCTATCTCCATGAATCGTAAATTTCGTTCTTCTGTAAACATTAGTGCCTTTTATAGGAGTAAGACGCATCGTATACGCGCATGATGGAATGACTTCCCAATCGAGTATGTTCCGCACAAGACTTTGCATAATCGCTTCATCCGGTGGAGCCGCCTGGGTGTCTTTGACAGGATAACAGGATATTTGTCGCCCTGACAGAACAGCCTGGCGGTTCGAAGCGCCTGATGATCGATGCAACGCATCTCAAGGCGCACCGGACATCGGCGTCCCTGCTCAAAAAGGGGCTTTTCCCCGCCATGTCGGACGGACAAAAGATGGCCTAAACTCAAAACTCCATGCCGTGTGCGATGGTCAGGGCCGGTCTGTTCGCTTGCACCTCACAGCGGGACAGGTCAGCGACTTCAAAGGCGCAGATATGCTGCTAAACAACCTTACCGATGGAGGTACCAGAAGTCATCTGTGGCCGAAAATACGACAGGCACTTGTATAAAAAATGCCATCTGACCGAAAGCATATTCGCAAAACTCAAAGACTGACGAAGAGTAACAACACGATATGACAGATGCGCTCATACTCTCATGTCCGCAATCCACATCGCAGCAAGCTTCATTTTTTACCTCAAGGAATGAGTCTTGCGCCTAATCTGGCGCACCAGTTTTTCCGCTTCCGCTCATGACGCCGGTATGGGTGTGCGTCTCCAGGCTGATACTGCCTGCCTGTACATCGCCCGTGGCGGATACCGCGCCCCTGACCGTTACATCGCAGTCAATGACGCAGGCCGCGGCATCGACAACAAACCGGCCCGTGGTGCTGACATGCACATCGCCGCCCACCCAGCCGATATACTCCTTTGGGGCCGCGTTCAGCAGGCCGCCAAGGTAGAGGGCATCGGCCATGTCGTGCTGGCGGAATGATCCGGGAGCGGCTGCATCGCGCGTGGTTTTAACGGTGGAAATATCGCGCCCGCAGATGATGATAAGCCCGATATCCCCCACCGCCGGGTCACACAGGAACGCCCGCGTGCCCCCCTG